ATCTGGGCGCGCGGCTCCGAGATGTGCTGGGTCCGCTCGGCCCGCCGGTCGCTGCGCGCGCCGGCGCCGACGTAGATGCCGACGTTCTGGACGCGCTTCTTCTCGGCCTCGAGCGCCGAGAGCTGCTCCTTCTCGTCCTGGATCTGCTTGACGAAGCTCTTGAGGCTCTCCTTCGAGGCCGCAGCGCCGAACTTCTCGACCTCCTCGCGCGCGGCCTTGGCCTTCGAGCCGAACAGGTCGAAGTAGCTCATCGCGAACGAGATCCCCATGCCGACGGCGATCAGGACCGGGGCGAGCTCGACCAGCGCCACCGCGGTCGCGGCGATCGCGGTGCGCACCGTGGCGAGCGTCGCCCGGAAGGTCACGAAGCTTGCGCCCGACTGGCTGAGCGCCCGCTCCACCTGCTGGAAGCTGGCCGGCAGGTTCAGGATCGAGGCGGCGAACACCGACATCTGGGCGCCGGCCGCCGCGATGGCCGAGCCGATCGCGGTGAGCCCCTGGACCGCCCGGGACGCGACGAAGCCCACGGCCAGCGCCTCGCTGACTGCGACGATCTCGCTGCGGAAGTAGACGAGGCGCCCGACGACGGTCTCGATGATCCCGATCACCCGGGTGAGCCCGACGCCGAGCTGGCTCGCCAGGTTGCCGGCGCTGGCGCTCGACAGCACGGAGTTGAGCTCGGAGGCCTTCTCCTTGACCGTGTCGAAGAAGTGGCCGCCCTCGCCGACCTTGACCGCGAGATCCTGGAAGGTCGAGCGGAGCCTTATGAGGACGCCGTTGAAGGTGTCCATCTGGGCTGCAGCCGCGCCGCCGAAGGTGCGCTCGAACTCGCCCGACATCGCCTGGATGGCGTTCTTGGCCTCGACGGTGCCGGTGGCGAGGAGCTTGGTCAGCTCGGAATAGGTGACGCCCATCGACCGGGCCATCAGCTCGGCCGCGCGCGGGACCGCCTCGCCGAGCTGCTGGCGCAGCTCCTCCATCTGCACGACGCCCTTGCCGGACATCTGCTGAAGCGCGAGCGAGGCGCGCTTCAGCGCGTCCTCGGAGCCGCCGAACGACGCGACGGCGTCGACGAGGCCCTGCATCGAGCCCTTGGTCGGGTCGATGCCGGAGCTCCTGAGCTTCACGAAGACGTCGGTGAGGCCCTGGAACGTGTAGGGCGTGTTCTGGACCTGGCTGCGCAGGTAGGCAAAGCTGTCGCCGACCTCGCGGACCTTGTCGGCCGAGGTGGCGAGGCCCTCGAGTACCTTGCGGGTCTGCTCGAAGCCGGCGTTGACCTTGACGATCTCGGAGACCCAGCCGGTCGTGGCCGACTGGAGGAGCGAGAAGGCGGCCCGGGTCTGGCCGAGGATCACGGTGATGTCGCGCAAGCTCGAGACCAGGTCGCTCGAGGCGGCCTGCATGCCGTTGAGCGAGCGGATGCCCTGGCCGACCTGCTGCCGGAAGTCCTGGATCGACTGGCCCGCACGGACCATCCGGGTCGTGAAGGAGCCGTCGTCCAGCTCAAGCTCTACCCGGATCGCCGTCATCGCCTCAGAAACCTCGTGCCATCGCCTTCAGGTCTGTGAGCCCCGCGCGATCGAGCTGCTCTTCCTGTGCGTCCTGTGCCTTCACCTTGACGATCATGCCCATCTGCTGGCGCAGGCGGTCCTGCATCGAGCCGTAGGCCTCCGAGGAGGTCGCCGAGGCCACCAACTGCAACTGCCGGAGATCGACTTCCGAGAGGATGCGGTCGATGTTCTTAGAGTAGAGCCAGAACGTCTTGAGCGGCATGCGCATGACGTCCCGGAACTTCATCCCGTAGTGATACGAGACGCGGGTGACGAAGAAGCCGAAGTCGATCGCCTCTACGCCGCCGCCGGCGGGTTTCCCTCGGAGGCCTCGCCCTGCACCTTCTTGGTGCCGTCGTGGTCCTGGGCGATGCCCATGAGCTTGTTGAGGTTCACGAGCGGGAGCTTGCGCAGCATCTCCTCGGTCATCGTCGGGAAGGCTCGCAGGATGATCTGGATCAGGCCCGAGATCTCCTTGTCGAAGTCGCCGTCCTTGCCGAGCGTCTGGAGCAGTTTGGTGTTGGCGATGAAGTCCTCGACGGAGACCGGCACCAGCTTGTGCTTCTTGCCGCCGAGCTTGGCGACGACGTCGGGGAACTGGTCGACCGCATCCAGGTCGATGATGGTTGTGGAGGAGGCCATGCTGCCCTGCTGCGCTCGTGGGAAGACTTGCCAGGCGGGTGACCGGTAAGTCAGTAATGACTTTTGCTGCCCCTATATGCAAGACCTTACGCGCCCGCGACCGCGTCGGCGCCGACGTAGAACAGCGTGCCGTCGGCCGGGTCGGGGTAGCCCTTGAACGTGCAGTTGTAGATCCGCTCGTTCTCGAGCTCGTAAGCGAACTGGAGACCACCGGCGGTCGCAGCCAGCGGGATCACGAAGTCGTCCGACAGGTCGTCGGCAGCGTTCGACTTCGGATGGAAGCGCAGCTCCTTGGCGATCTTCAGCAGCGAGGTGCCGACGCCGTTGGGGACCACGACCTTCTTCTTGGTCGGATCAACCGAGTCGGTCACGATGACCGCGCCGGGCATGATCTTGACCATGTTCTCGATGGTCGTCTCGGCCAGCGGGACCTTCGCGGTCACGGTGCGGCCCATGATGACCTCGTCGATCGGCGACTTGCCGAACTGGTCGATCTCGACCTCGTGGGTGTCGGTCGTCACCTCGACCGACACGCCGCCCTTGGTGTAGCCGAGATCCTCTTCACCGAAGAAGACGGCGCACACGCCCATCTTCACGTTCTTGGTATCGGACGTCATCTCAAATCTCCTTCGGCTCTGCCGTCGTCTGCCTTCGCGGATCGCCTCGCGCGAATGTCAGTCAGTGATGACTTACATTCTACCGCAGCACGTAGCAGGCGTCTAGGTTGATCGACCATTCCTTCCCGTTGCCGTCCGAGCGGGGATAGATGATCGGCAGGGTGCAGGGGCGCAGGTAGTTCACGAACATGACGTCGGCGCCCTTCTCGTCGGTGAAGCTGCGCTCGACGAAGGTGAGCGCGTCCATGACCTTCCTGGCCAGCGCATCACCGGTGGCGACTTTCTGGGCGCGCACGATCGCCTGCACCTGGCCCTTGTAGTAGCCCGGGATCTCCCAGTTGATCGGCATGCCCTGGAGCGGCATGCGCAGCAGCACGCCGGCCCGGGCGTCGGCCGGCATCTCGTCCTCGTAGATGTGTGTGCCGGGCGCGGCGGCCTCGAGCACGTCGGCGAGCAGGTCGATGCGCATCACAGAGACTTCCCGCGAATGGCCGCGAGCACGGCCTGGATGAGCGAGGGCTGGACCTTGGGCTGGACGGTCTGGGCCGCCCGCTCGAGGAACTTGGCGCCGATGTGCCGGCCGGGGTTGGCCGCCATCTTGGCGAGCGTGCCCGGGCCGGGGTTGCGGCTGTCGTAGTTCTCATGGACCTCGAGGGCGTAGACGTCGACGTCGATGCCGTCGACCACGCCGCCGACGTCGATGTCGATCTGGAGCCGGCCCCGGAAGGTCGAGTAGCTCTTGATCTGGCGGATCGACCTCTCGAGCGCGTGGGTATCGACCGGCGCGTTGAGCTTGGCCTCCTCGATCTGGTCGGCGGCCTTCTGCATCACCTTGCGGGCGTTGGCCGGCACCAGGAGGCCGGTCGAGCGCAACTGCGCCATCAGCGCGTTGGCGCCCGTGATCCGCATCCCGATGTTCACGACACCAGCTCCTCGCTCTCCTCGTCGTCGTCCCAGAGCACCAGGCTCGTGTCCCAGTGGTCGAGCTTGCCGAACACGTCGCGCCGCGGCTCGACGCCCTCGATGCGCAGCACCACGCCGTCGATCTTGAAGCGGTCGCCGCGCTGCGGGTGCGCCTCGACCCGGAACAGCACGCGCGCGTCCGCGACCTGCTCCTCGGCGTTGCCGTGCGTGGCCGACTGGTCGGTGCGCACGCTGGTCGGCGCGACCCGGGCGCGGAGCTGGATCAGGTCGCAGGGCACGGTCTCGGACGTGGCCGCGTAGATCGGCTCGCCGCGGCGCGAGGTGCCGATCTTGCGGGTGAGCTGGCCGATGGTGTTGCCGATCAGGTTCATCGCGTGCCTCGGAATGCCGCCGGCACGCGCAGGCGCGCCTCCGCGTTCGGGTGGAAGATGTCGTTGCGGACCCCGCCGTAGGAGGGAAGCGCCGAGCTCGGGCCCAGCGCGAGCTGGAGGCCGTGGACACCAGCCTTGCCGTGGGCGTGCTGCACCTCGGCCACCGCGATGCCGGCCTCCGACAGCACCGCGAGCACGGTCTCGTTGTAGGCCGACAGCAAGGCCTGGCGCCACGTCGTGCGGATGAACAGCCGGGACGGCCACTTCGAGGAGCGCCGGTCCCGGAAGTAGAAGGCCGGCGCCTCGGCGGACGCGATCCGGTGATCGATGAGCGCGCGCCGGACCGTCGAGCCCGTGGCCCGGGCGGTGAGCTGCGCCTGCAGGAAGGTGTGTCGGATCGACTGCTGAAGCTGCGCGATGTCGCGCTCGATCTGGATCGTGATCTCGCGCAGGAGATAGTGCTCGGTCGCGCTGAGCAGCTCGCTGGCAGCTTCCGTGAGCGCGAGCTCAGTCGCGCTGCCCAGATCGTCGCTCGCGTCTGAGAGCGCGTCTGCTGAGACCTGGCGGATCGCGCTCGCGACGTGACCCTCCTCGGCGGCGAGATACGCCCGGGCGAGCTCGTAGGCGCGGCTCCCCGCGCGCTCGACGGCCGGCACATAGCCGGCGTCGCGCTGACCCAGCGCCTCGGTGTAGAGGGCGGCCCAGGCGTCCACGAGCGCCTGGTAGCGGGCGCTCGCGGCGTCGGCCGCCTGGGTCATGTGGTTGAGCGTCATCACGCGCGGGCGAGCCTCGAGCGGATCTCGATGAAGCCGGTGAGGTGCGCGAGCGTCTCCTTCGAGATGCCGAGCTCCAGCGGCTTGCCCGAGCGGAACATCGCCGAGCTCTCGCCGGTGGTCTTGGAGAGCAGCCCCTGCGAGCGCGCCTCGTCGGCCGTGCCGCTGGTCAGGATCGCGTTGGCCTCCTGGACCTGGGCGCGCAGCAGCGCGGAGCGGAAGTCCGGATTGAGCGTCTCGAACCACTCCGGGGTCATCGCCTGCCACTCGCGCGGCACGATGCGGTCGATGATGCCGCCGATGGTGTTGAAGGAGCGGTCGCAGCCGTCGTCGTAGCCCGGCGGCAGCACGCGGTAGCCGAAGCGGGTCAGGCGCCGGAACGCCTCGATCAGCGCCGGCTCTTGGTCGACCTGCTCGAGGGCGTTGAAGCTCTCGATCCGCGCCATGTCGGCCGCGGCCATGACCAGGCGCTCGTAGGTGCCGAACGAGTTCACGAGGTAGCGCAGGCGCAAGGCCGCGCGCAGGAGCACGCTCTCGCGGGCCTCGATCGTGCCGTCGGGCGTGGTGAGCTCGACCTCGACGACGCGCACGGCCAGCGGCAAGTCCGCCGGCAGCACGTTGACCTCGGCCGGAACCCGGTAGGTGAGCGACTCGGCCCCGGGGTCGAGCGCCGGGATTTCAGGCCCGTGCAGGACCTTGTCGTCCTCGTTGAGGACGGTGACGATGACTCCGGTCGGCTGGACCGCAGCGCCCGAGGCGTCGAGGAACGGGACCGTGACGGAGAAGGCGCAGCCGGCCGGGAGGTTCTTCATCGGGATCAGGCCTGCTCGCTGCCCTCGGCGCCCGGGCCGGGGTCGGTGTTCTGGGCGCTGGGCGGAGCCTTCTCGGGCGGCGGCGCGCCGTCCTCGCCCTCGATCACTTCGTTCGGGGTCGAGGCGCCGGCATTGGCCTGGTCCTCGCGCACCAGGTGCCCGGCGTGCTCCAGCTCGGCCTTGAGCCGCAGCTCGGCCTTCAGGATCACCTGGATCGCCTTGTTGATCGAGACCGCCTTGACGTTGAGCGGGTCCATGATCGCGCGCAGGCCGTTGAGCCCCTTCGTCTCGGCGATCGTCTCCAGCTCGTCCTTCGTGTG